GCGACCTACGCAATGTGCAAGGAAGGATTTGACGTCCCAACCCTGAATACGCTTTTGATGGCGACACCAAGACCGGATGTGGACCAGATTATTGGCCGTATTCTGCGAGTGGAAAAATCAGCAAGAAAGACCAATCCATTGATATTGGATATTGTGGACCCGCAGTTTCGTCGTCAGTTTCAAGAGAGAAATGGCCTCTACAAGAAGAGGTGCTACACACTTAAGAAGATGAAGATAGAATAGATTAAATATGTCGGTAGAGTTGGTGAACTGTATGGGCAATGACCTTATGGTTGTAAATGCTGCTCGTGTAAGTTTTGCGAAGAACCATACAGAAATGGATGCTTCTGATGAGAAGTTGATTTCCTATCTTGCGAAACACGACCACATCTCTCCTTTTTTCCATCCACAAATTCAATTCCGAATTCGTATTCCTATTTTTGTAGCACGTGAATGGTATCGTCATCAGATTGGATTTTCTAGAAATGAGGTGTCACGTAGATATGTATCGGACGTTCCAGAGTGCTGGATTCCTGAGGTGGATAACTTCCGAGAACGAGACCCGAAGTTGAAGCAGGGAAGTAAGGAAACTGCAACTGAATTCAAATACGAAGCCTATGAGTTGTACAAGAAAAGTATAGATATTGCCCTTGATTCTTATAACTTGCTTTTGAAGATGAACGTTGCTCCTGAAATCGCACGATGTGTTCTTCCACAATCAATGTATACAGAGTTCATTGAGACTGGCAGTTTGGCAGCCTATGCTCGTCTTTACAAGTTGAGAACCAGTCCAGATGCTCAACGTGAAATATGTAAATACGCTCAAAAGATTGGAGAGATATTATCAGAATTGTTTCCAGTATCTTGGAAAGCATTGACTTCAAACTAAAAGATTTGTATAAAACAATGTATTGGCCTTTCAAATATTACAAAGGACTATCCACACGAAAAGCAGCGGAACGAAAGAAAGAAGTATCTGCTCGTTCCAAGCTCTCTTGGAAAACAAGAAAAGCCTATCGTCCTTTCAAGACGGACAAGGGTGTAAAAACCAAGACTTCCAAATACAGTGCTCGGTTTCACAAGATGTTTCCAAAGGCTCATTCATTACCAGCCTATTCAAAATCAACCGGAGTTCCATTGCCGTTGATTAAGGAATCCTATAATCGTGGAATGGCTGCTTGGAGAACGGGACATAGACCAGGAGCTACTCAACAACAGTGGGGATATGCGAGAGTGGCAAGTATGCTTACGTGTGGAAAGACGTATCGGACAACGGATTCTGACCTTGTTAAAAAGGCTAAGAAGACGGCGAAAGGACGTGCTTGGTATAGAAAAACGTGTAAGAACTAGTAATGGAACCTGATATGACGCCTTCCAGAGCAGGAACATGTTTGTATGGGTGTCAGTGGTTAGCTGTGATGTATATTTTGTTGGTTGGACTTATTATACTATTTTTTCATCTATTTGGACACCTTTTTTGATTTTCTACGAGTGAGTCTGCGTTTCTTGCCACCGTATTTCATTTCTATATCGTGACTACTGGTAGTTTGCTTTTTGGGCGATGTTCCCAACTTTCCAAAAATATCCGCAAGTTCATCCACCTCTGCGTTGGCCTTTCGTGTGAGTTTGCGTTTGACATTGGAAGCCTCCTTCTTTGCCAACGACTCTTGGAACATCTTTCCGTATTCCGTCAATTTTCGTTGTCTAGCAACACCACCCTTCTTCATTAATTTTAAGGAGCGTTTTTTATTTGTACGCGTGCCTCCGAATCTTCTTCTTTTTGCAGATGGCCCTTCACTGGGTTCTTCACTCGTATTAGAAAGACTTCTTTTACCTAAATTAGATTGTAATGTACGAGAACTTGGACTAAGTTGTTTAGGATTATAACCATAATTTCCTAAAACTAATCTTAAATTGGTATTAAGTTTATTCACGTTCAGACAATTTCTAAGTCCAATAATAGCAATAAATCCACCATTTCCTCTTGATTGAATACGAGCAACAATAGGTGCAGTTTTTTCCCTTAATTTTTCAACTCTACTTTCCACCCATTTATCTATTCCTCCGGGATAGGTTCGAATATTTTGTATAACTTCTCCTGATCTGCGTCTTGTTGTATTCGCTATAGTATATAGTAAGTTTTTTGTATTATTTTCACTAAAATCCCAAGATGGATATTTATCCTTATCAAGCGTTGTTTTTAAGAACGATTTATCACTTTTTACTTGATTACAAGTACTATGGGCCCAAGCATACTCTTCTTTCAAAGTCTCTGTTATTTCATTACATTCTTGTTCAGTTAATACACGTTCATTGCAAAGTTTCTTATCATTTGGTCTATATAAATCCAAAAAGAACATAGCCTGAATAATTGGAAGAATATGTTCGCATTCAGGATTTAATCCTGATTTTTTTATTGTTTCTGCTTTAGATTTGATTTTAAATCCGCAAATATAGCAATTTTTATCTACAACATCTTCAAACTTTCCAACTACATTGGCACATTGTTGTTGAGGACCTGTAAGTTCCCAAATTTGTCTAGCATTGCATTTTTCTTTTTCTTCTTCAGCTTCTTCTTCAACTTCTTCTTCAACTTCTTCCTCTTCAGTTGGTTTACTACACCATTCATTAATTGCTTTTTCTGGAAAAAGAATATCCCTAAATTTTGAAGCTATTTGTGAATTACAAACATTCTGTACAAGAATTTTTGCAGAATTAGGAAGATTTTCATACTGAGCATCTTCTGATATAATAACCTCTAAAATATCATTTATATCAAATTTGGATGTTTTAAAAGCCTCTTCAATTTGTGCTTTTTCTTGAGCAATTCTTTCTTTATTCTCTTTGTTTTGTTGGATTTCTAATTCTTTTTGTTGTCTTTCTCTTATGAGATTTTGAGCTTTTTCGCTAGGTTTGCTAGCCCTACTACTTTGTCTAGGTGGATCAGCTCCACCAACTAGTTCATCTTCAAATGGAGGAAGAACTCCTATATCGATAAGTCTTTGAGAATTGTTTTTGATTTGATTAACAGATACATATTTCAACTTTTCAATAATAACTTTCTTTTGCTCTTCTCCTATTGGTAAGTTATTCAACTTATCCATAAATGTAAGAGTCAATAAGAATCGTTGAACATCGGTCAAACTGTCATATAATTGTGTATCTAATGTTTGATTAGATGGACTTGTTTCAGTAACTAATTCAATTGGTGTAGTTGGTTTCGATTGTATAAGTGATTGATTTGGTGTAGTTGATTTTGAAAATGTCTTAGATATTGTTGGAGAAATACTACTTATAATAGATTCACCAGATATAGGTGTTGAGCGACCACCTTTCTTTTTTTTGTCACTTTCCATTGTCTATATCCAATCTTTTTTATAACATAGAAAGCAAATGTGCTGGACTTATTGGCTTGGTATTGCGATTGTTATTCTTACTCACTTGTCTATGATTATGAAGGGTTATAGTCAACACGCTGCTCTCAATCTTGGAGCTGCTGCGTTAATCCTCTACGGATGCCGTAAATACCTATTTTAAAACATCTCACAAGAATAAGCAAAGATGAACTTCGATAGAAGAGGACAACAACTCACGCCTTCTACACCAAAGACGACTCTTCGTACGGTGAAGAAGACATTACACATCGACTCTGGAGACAGAGACACTTCCAAATACTATACCAATGGAGATTTCTTTGTTTATCTTCCTCGTGTCTATGAACGCGTTGTATCACTTCGTTTAATGAGCGCCGAGTTCCCCATTATTACCACTGCTCATCAACATTCATATTCAAAGGGAAACAACATCTCAGGAGCAACCTATTCAGCAGACCCAGCAATCACTTCCAGTAGCAATGTTTACTATTTTGAAGTCGATATCGAGGGTCTCAATAAGAGTGATGAAACAGTTGTTGCTGCCAACGGTTCTGGTTATGTGGACAGCTTCTATGCCAAGATTCCTGTGATGGCATCTTCAGTCGATGGTACTAACTATTTTATCGAATACAACGACCACTCCGGTCAGGATAACATCGCCAAGTATGCACCACCAATCAGCAAATTGGATAGACTTCATGTTCGCTTGCGTACGCACGGACAACAGGGAGCCTCAGGAGGGTTTATTTATTGGACATCGGATAATGGGTATGCTGGAAATACTAACAATACAACTGGCAAGGAATTCTCCTTAACATTTGAAATCGAATACCTTGACAATGGTTATGATGATTTCTCATCTTATCAAACTGGATTAACTGAACGTCCTAATTAAATCGGCGTCCTTGCATAATCTTTCCAAGTGATACGAAGGTATCAAAGGTAAACAAAAAGATAACACCTGTAACAACATACAAAAACATATCTTGAGTTGAAGAGGTCTCGTAACCAGTTCTGTTCTGCTCAATTAATTTTAAGATTCTTGCCAATTTGTCATCGTCGGTACTCGTAAAATTCTCACGAACTGCCATACGTTGGACGGTGGTGCTCGGCGGCAACTGTGTATACTTGTTCTGGATAGGTGCAAAGTTGGATGTTTCTTTATCAGTATCAAGCGGCAACGAACTCTTAACTGATTCTACCAATTCCTTGTGCTTGGCTACTTGATCTGGCTTTGTTGGTGCCGCCAATGGTTTGTCATCTTTTCCTTCCTTTGTAACAGGCGCTCGGGAACCGAATGGCGTCCCATAGGCATCCTCCAAGTTAGAGTAGTTCATGTTATTCAATTGAGGACAGAAAAATATGGGCCAATGAATAAATGAGAATCACACGAAATGTTGAACTGCTTTCAGCAGCAGTTATTATTGCATACATTTCCTTCCTTCCTAAATTTGCTCCTCTTCAAGATCTGCTCTCTACTCCAGTTGGCAAGGTATTGCTTCTGGGTGCAATCGTTTATTTGTGGAAAACTACCAGTGCTTTGCTAGCACTTCTGTTAGTGGTTGTCTTTGTGACCTCAGTCAAGACTAAGGTATGGGAAGGAATGGCAGTATCTGCTGCAACCTGCACCTGTGACGATGGATATGTCTATGATGCCTCTACCAAGAAATGCAAGGACAACAAAGGAGACAGCAAGGATCCTAAATCGTGTCAATGCCCTTCTGGATACGCCTATGATGCCATTTCTAAACAATGCAATCAATCATCCACTATGCAAGAAGCCATTCCTGCTGTGAAAGTTGAACCCACTTCCTCTTCTTCTGGTGCTCCAGTTTCAAACGCTCCTCCTACAAACACAACCACCCCAATAACCACACCAGGAGAAGCACAAACAATGGCCACATCTTCAGCACCAGCTGGAACAAGTGCCCCTTCCTCCGGTCCCAAGCCTGTTGAAAAGTTTGACTTAATGCGCGCATATCCTCTCAACTAATAATAATGTTAGAGGTACTGAATGAAAGTAAGTTCTTTTTGGGAATCATGATGATTCTTCTCAATTTAGGAGCAAGATATCTCGTAGATGAAATCAGCACAAACGAAGAAGAGTATCGTCGTAATCTGATGATGCGACGTATCGCCATCTTCGCTGTATGTTTTGTAGGAACACGTGATGTCGTGGTTTCTCTTTTACTCACTGCCGGATTCGTAATTCTTGCATCAGGATTCTCACGCAAGAGTTCAGAAGGAATGGCAAATAAAGGAGATGGTATATCCAAGGCTGATAACCCTGGTTATGACCCAACTACTCCATTACTTTTTAGAGCTTAAATTGCAAATTTCCATATAAAACCACCTGCAGTGGCGTGATTTTTAACACCTCTACATGTGTTAGATATATTGCTATTATTTATATTTGTATGTCTTGAAGCACTTGCAATACTTTCATAAGTGTTTAATATATTACCATCAAGGTCATATTGATTAACTTTTTTCTTTTGTTTTTCACGAGAAATAGTTACTGCCTCTAAAATATGAGGTGGCATACTTTTATAATATCTATGTTTTTCACCTTTTTGAGCAGAATTGCTCATTTTTATTTTTGTCTCAATGGTTG